TTGCGTCTTTACCATTAAATATTTCTGTAGCTTCAACAGCTATTCGCTGTGCTAAATCTCTGTTAGATAGTATAGACATTATATCTTTTGCTATTTCTTTACTAGGCTCTTGAACTTCTTTTAAATCTTCTACTAACTCACTAAACTTTTCTTTCGCAGCACGAGTTAATGCAGGATTAAATATAGCAGTATGTAATGAATACAATTCATCTACACTTATATTGTCTGAGTATTTTGCATGTGCTTTTTGTATTGTTTCAAACAAAGAACTTATATCTCCTGAAAATATTGTTGGGGATATAGAGCCTTTATATTTTGTATAAAAGGTTTTGTTTAACATTAGTCTAAGCATTTGTTTTTCTATCATAAAATATCTCCCTTATTTGTTCTGTGTTAAAGTATTTTAAATCATCTTGTAATGGTTTTACTATTACATTGTCAAATCCTGATGACCTTAATTCTTTTGCCATATCATATGCCTTTGTAGTGGCATCTCTATCTAAACATATATATAATTTTTTATATGGTCTTAAATGTTCTTTATGTTCTTCTTTTAATTTTGTACCCATAAGTGAAATACCTGTAAGTATATTAGATACAGCACAAGCTGATGGGCAATCCTCTACAATAACTGAGTCTTCACAGTCACCACATTTAAAAGGTACATTTTTATTGCCATACATAAACCATTTAGGATAAACATTTTTATTTAATCCTCTTCCTACTGCACCTACTATCTTATGTGTTATTCTATCTTTAATTAAAAATACAACTCTATCTTGCTTAACATCATATTTAAAATCTGCTCTACCCCAAGACCAAGACTCCCAGCAATTATATTTAGAAAGCCATCGCATTGCTTTTTCATTTGAGTATATACCTTGAAAACTATCAGGTATTTTAAATTCTGTATCTTCTATGTGTAATGTTTTATTTCCTTGTATAACTTTTTCTACATACTGCATATTTTTTTCTCCTTCGTATTTACCTCTTGCTTTACAAGTAGAATGAAAGCAATACCAATTGATGCCATTGTTTTGTGTGTCTACTGATAATGTATTTATATTTTTACAGAAAGGACAATCCATTCTTATCTGTGTATCGGGTGGAACAAACAATCCTTGTACTACTTCTAGTTGTTGCTTATAATTCAATCTTATAATTCCTCGTATGTTATTCTCACATTATGTGAGTAGAATTTATCTCTTTCGAGTATCATCTTTTTAGTAATGATAAGATGTATAGCCTCATCATTTATTCTATCTATATCTACTTTTCCGAAAAGTGGTAATCTGTATTGTCCTCTATATCCTAATCCAAATACTTTTATGAGGTAGTTTTTTTGTGATTCCATTGTTTCTCCTTATCATACTTTTGTTTATTTGTCAACTGATTTTTGTAAAATATTTTTTATTATTGTAACTTTGGGGTCTACATCTGTAGTCTTACAAGCTGTAAGTAATAAAAAAATTATAATTATATATTTCATTCTTCTTCAGATTCTTCTTGTATCTTTTTATAATCTACTTCAGGTTGATTCATATAATCTTCTTCTGCTTGTTTATA